CCAGGTTGTACTGCTGGACGTTGCCACCACGAGCAGCGGCAGACGCGATGTCCATCAAACCGCCTGCTTTGCCGCCAGGAACATCCGTGTTACCGGTTCTGCCACCGCCGGTGGTTTCTGTCCAACCCTTGCGGCCTTCTTTCTGGCCAAAAGTCTCCCAGTGGTATCGGGCGTAGGCGTCGGCTGTCATGCCAGTAGCGCCCTTGAGCCATTCTTGGTACACGTCGGGGTTGGCCTTGAAGTACGACTCGGTGTTGCCAACAACAGGGTTGCCTGCCTGATCGCGGATGGGTGCGTTGGCCGTAGAGGGCGTGCGCTCAACGAACTGGGGGTTTCTCACATACCGCTGCGTTGCAGGATCAAAAATCAAACGCTTAGCCTTGATGTTCTCAGGCGCACCGAGGACGGCCTCGGCGTACGGACGCATCAACTCACCAGTGGGCGTGAACGGCTTGACCGGGTACGCGCCACGGCCCATCAAATAATCGTAGGCTTGGCTGCTGCCGCCCTTCAAATCGCTGAAGCGGAACTCGTTGTAGGCAGCGCGGGCCTGCATTTCCGGGATGCCCTTGCCGCGAGCGAAGGCAACAACGTCGCCGTACAGCGCGTTGGGATTCTGGGTCAAGTAGCCTTTCAGTTCAGCAAAGGCTTGGTTCTGCGTGTAGGTGCGGTCAGTCGGCTTGATGTCCGTGATGACCGGCATCTTGGTAGAGCCGCCGCCTTGCTCGTAGGCGCTCTTTACCTCACTCATCGTGGGTGCCGTGGGCTGGAACGGCGTGCCGAGCGTAACCCTGGGATCACTGATGACCGGAGCGGCGGGCAAATCTGCCGGGGTATAGGTGGTGTCTGCACCTGAAGTTACAGGTGGAGGAGGCGTGGGTCTGTTCGGCGCAGACACGCCAATGTCGCGTTTGATCTGCCGAATCTGTGCCTCAATCTCAGGCATCGACAGACCGGCCTCATATCGACCCATCCAGTAATTCAGACCTTCTGTCTCGGCCTCGCGGTTCAAAACATTGCGGTAAATATCGTTGATTTGACTACCAATTTCATCGGTAGGCTTAGCCGCAGCGTAGTTATAACCAGCCGGAGCCGTGCCCGAGATGGTGGCGGGCGCGTTTGGGTTGGCAGCAACGGCGCTGAAGTTGTAACCTTGCGTGCTCAGAGGCAGGGGGGTGGGTTGGGCCACAGCGCGAGCAGCGTCAATCTGTTGCGCCAACATGGGGTTGGCGGCGCGGGTTTGGTTGACCACATCGTTAAAAGAACCAAGCCCCTGTCCCATCCAGTACTTGATGGCCTCTTCGTCGGGGTTGGTGACAGCCAGCGGGTTGCTCTTGTAGGCTTGCAGCACTTGCTCACGGGTAGCCAGAGGCGGTGGTGTACCGCCATCGGCAAGGGCCACGATCCCGCTTGATCCCATCAATCCACCACCCGCCGCATATACAGGCTCTTGCGGAATATACGTACCGCCGTAGGGATCAAACGTGTAGCCGCGATACATGCCACGGTTCTGGGCAATGCTGGGCAAACCAACATTTGGCGGCGCGAGCATCTGCTCCGCTGCCGGAGCCAGGGCGTACATGGCGGGGCGAGCCAAAGATGAAAACCCACCAATCGGGCCAGGGGCGCTCTTAAGCGCCTGGAAACTTCCCGCTGCCTGCTCCATAAACGGCTTGGCGGCAAAGTCTGAGTAGGCTGTCTTTGCGGCGTTTTGAACAAACTGATTGGCAGCTTCCCCAACTATGGGTTCTGCCATACCTTGCGCCGCAGCAGCGTTTATTTCCGCCAACCTTGTGCCAGCAGTTTTTGCAGCATCCGCTGCAGCCGCAGAGGCCCCCGCGCTTTCAGCACCGGTAAAGGCCGCACCCAAGTTAGCGCCGCCGTAAGCGCCAAGACCGGCCATGATGCCTTCTTTGAGACTTCCTTTGGCAAGACCTGCTACGGCACCAACGGTCAAACCAGCCTGCATGGCCGACATCAAGCCTAAACCTGCAGGGCCAAGCGCAAAGCCTGCCACCATTGGCAGTATCGACTTCAACAGCCCCTTGAGGCTAAAGGCTTCGGGCAGGCCCGTTTCCGGGTTGATGGTCAGTGAACCGCCGTGCTTCAGCGCCAGAGCATGCAGCCCCGCGACTTCTTCGGGGGCCATGTGCACCAGCATGGTGTCACCGTTGCGCCCCTTGGACGCCATGTGGTCGGCTAGTACAGCAAGGCTCATACGGCCTCCAAGAAAAGGGTTGAAATCATTTTAGGTCGTTTGGGTGCTTAGCGGCTAATCTCTTCCCAGTCCAGAGAGCCAAGCACCTGATCCCCGTTGGATGCAGCCGTGCAAGCAAGCGTCAGTTCATACGCAGTGGCGGTGAACGGATCGCGCTCCAGTTGAGAAGCGAACAACGCTTCCTTCAAAATGTCCACGCTATTGGAACCCTGATTGGAGCCCTGAAAGAAACCCGTTGCCAGAATCCGACCGGTGCCCACGGTGAACGCCGTGCCGGTGATGTTGTACTCAACTGCGGAGTTTGTGCCTGCGCTGACCCATGTCCCGCCCGTTGTGGTGCCAGATGCCACAACCTCCCACTTGTAGTTGGCGTTGTTGGTGATGCCCAGAATAGATATAGCCGTCAGGATGGCAATCGCGTCAAGGCGGGCTGTCTTCAAACGAATCGACACTACAGGGTAGAACGTCCCGGCAGTGGTCAGTGTGCGGGGACTTGTGATGGTGTTACCGGCAGACAACTGCGCACCGCGCAACTCGTAGCCGCCTTCAGAAATCACGGTCGAGCAGACCTGTTTGAGCGTGCTTGCGCCGGTGGTTGCCGCCATATTGGTCATCTCGTACCGCAGCGGCAAAGAAGCGGTGGTGATGTAGGTGGTGTTGACCAGATTGGCGTGGTCAAAGTTGTGGCACGGGACAAATGTCCCGTTGATGATGAACCCAGTGCGAACCGTACCGAGGCCAAGCCACTCAACATCAATGTACAAAATCTGCGCCTTGGAGGAGTCCAATGTCAGGCCAGACGGGCCGGTGCCGTCCATTGGGTCTTGGTTCCAATCTGCCTGGGCAACACGGGTGTTGATCGGAGCGCCTGTCACGCTGCTGCGCTCGACCATGTAGTTGTTTGAGCCTTCGCGTTCAAAGTAAATGCCGTTGGCCGCACCGTAATAGCCCGCACGTTGGCGCAGGTTGGCCTTGGCAGTGCCAAACACAAACGTGTTCATCACCAACAGGCTCTTACCCGGCTGATACGAAAAGACTTTGATGGTTTCCCGAATGATCTGGTCGCCACTGGCCGAGCCAACCGTCAGGTCCATCAGACCTTCATTGGCGTTAAACGTTGCCGCTGCGGTGCCGGTTATGCTGTTGACCCACAGGTTGTTGTCCGCGTAGCGATGGGACGAGTCGAACAAGGTCAGCGGGTTGCTGACCCGCAGCCGCCCAAAGGCGTCTACGTTGGTGCCGCCGATGGAGATTGGGATGGGTGAGGTGGTTGCCACGATCTTGTTCAGCAGTGCGTTAAGCCGGTTGAAGTACAGGCGCAGGACGTTGTTGAACTGCTCGTGGTAACGCGACTCGTAGTCCCGAGGGGCCAGAGGCAGGTTGGGGGGCGCAGGTACGGTTGCATCTTCGATAAGGAACGTCATCGCCGTCCATCCTGACGAATGTCAATTCGCGGAGCGCCGAGCTGCCACGTCGTACCAAGTTGGTTGGAGTCGATCTTGAAGATCATCTGCCGACCGCGCACACGGGTGTAAATCTGCCCCGTGAACTCTTCGGTAATCACGTACGTATTGCCCTTGACCACCGGCTTGCCTGAACTGTCGATGGCCCCCGAGCCTGAGTTGTACAGGCCGTAGAGCGTCATGTTGACAGTAGGGGACACGCCAGTCGAGTTCTCAAACGTGATGTCGGGAAGCATGCGCCACACAAACCCAAAATTGTGGCCGTCGCCGATGTCGAATTCAGACGAAGAGATGTTGGCGACGATGGGCAGTGAAGTTGCCGTCTCGTTGTCGTCGATGCCTTGCTCGTGGTTCACGAGGTTGTGGCTGTACGTTGCAGCAACAGGGTAGTCACGCAGGCCCGAATCAAGCCACGCGGTCCTGGCCATCGTTCCGTAGTACCAGATGCGCTCAAGGTAGTTGTAGACGACGTAGCGGTCCACGGTGTAAGAGTTTGCTGAGCAGTAGAACCACCAGACTTCGTTGAAGCCCTCGTTGGTGCCAGCAAAAACCTGAGCCGACTGATTTACATTGAAGTTGCTAAACACGTACCGGCGAACATCGCAGGGCAGCGTCTGAACGCGACCGTCGTAGGCGTAGAACTTGTCCACGCCCATCCAGTACACCACGCCAGACGCAATGGCCACAGCGTTGGGGCCGACGATGGAGATGTTGTCACCCAGAAGCTGGGCCCCCCAGACAATCGGCGGCTCAAGGTACTGCAGCGAGTACAGGGCCGAGTCCGTGAAGACCACGATTTCCTGACGCGCCTGGATCGCGGTGATGATTTCCGAACCTGTTGACAGGCGTAAGCTACCTGCTTGGTTGGTGGCTGCGGGCGTCCAGTTCAACGCATCTTCCTGCGAAGACCAGCGAATCAACATCGGATCGAGCGTAGAGGAGCCGTAGTCGTTGCACCCCAGCGCAAATACGAACCGGTTTACATCAGACACAAAGATCACGTTTTGGACGGTCGGCACGTCCGACGCCCCCACCGCGGTAGCCAAGTTGTACCCACGCGTGGTGATGCCTGTCGAGGCATCCCAGTAATACATGCCCCCGCCGCGCGGGCCAAAAACCAAGTCCTCGCCCCAGTTCTTCTGGGTCCACAGTCGGATTGGCGAGTCGGTGGCCGTGCCGGTGCCCCACGGGCCTGCACCCCACGGGCCTGCACCCCAGCCAGTGATGGGCACGGAAAAGGCAGCACCAGTATTGATTTGATAGGCCGCAGAAACTGCCGCACCACCGGTGGCTCCGATGGGTACGGCAGAAGACGTGGTGA